TTGTCCAAAGCTAAAGAGCCTAAAATTGTTTCATATGTTAGTATAGGAAAGGAGAATGTAGCATGAATGATAAATCTAACACCACACTAGATGAAATGGCTAGTGAAATTAGCGAAATGGAAAAGCAACTTATGGAGATGAAGAAAGCTTATCGTGAGAGAAAGTATGAAGGTTTGAAGATAGCAATGGATGCTAGAAAGTCTGCAGACGAAGCTCTTAATGACGAGCTAAAAGCTCTTGGGTTGAAAGCCTTTCCGTTTGGTAGATCTACATCTGTCTGGTGGTAAGTGTACGCTTCTTCCAAATATAAAGTAGCACGTAGGCTAGGTTTCCGTAGTGGTCTTGAAGTAAAGATCGCAGAGGAGTTGAAAGAACTCTCCATTCCATTTATATACGAAGGTATGAAGATAGAGTGGGAAGACCTAGCTTACAGAATGTATACTCCTGACTTTGTTTTGCCGAATGGGATAATCATAGAAACTAAAGGCAGGTTTACTGTGGCTGATAGACGCAAGCATATTTTAATAAAGAAGCAACATCCTAAACTAGACATTAGGTTTGTTTTCGAAAATGAAAATAGCAAGTTAAGAAAGGGTTCTAAAACTTCTTATGGCAAATGGTGTGAAAAGCATAGCTTTCTTTACTGTAATAGAGTTATACCAGAGAAATGGTTAAAGCAAAAAGGTAAGAAAGAACATCCAAAAGTTATACAGTTTAGGAATAAAAAAGTATGAATAATAAAACATTAAACTTTCTAGGATTCAAAGACGAAGAAATGTGCATACGTATATCGCCAGAGATAAAGGAGGATAAATGGACAGGCAGTATAAACCTTACAGTAGATTCTTTCGATCATAGTCCGTTGAACGATGAGGATTATTTCTCTCTTATGGATTTTGTACGAATGATTCTAGCCTGTCCTGTTCTTATGGAAGAAGATGAAGAGTCAAGAAATAAACTTTGGGATATTATACAAAAAGAGATTGACCCTCCCAAAAAAAATGGTAAAGTAATAGGACGGAAAGATAATATTATTAAGATAAACTTTAACAACGATACAGATGGGAGTGCATAATATGGCAAAATGGGAAATGAATTGTAAGGATAAGGATATGGTAAATAGTCCACCACATTATAATAAGTTTGGTGTAGAATGTATTGAAGCTATTCAGTCAGCTACAGGTGAAGGCTACGAGTATTATCTACAAGGTAATATAATGAAGTACCTTTGGAGATACCGATACAAGAACGGTGTGCAGGATTTAGAGAAAGCACAGTGGTATCTCAATAAGTTAATTGAAGTAAAAAAAGGTAGTAAAGATTCGACTGATGTGTTTACTAGCTTTGGTATAGAGTTGGACAATGGTTGTTAAAGTATTTCTAACATTAGATATAGATAAGGATGAATATCCTATCCCTGCTGACGGTGATCCTAGCGAAGAGATACAAGAAGCATTAGAAGAGTTTATCTATGATATTGATGGACTAAAAGTAAAACATATAAAAATAACAATGGAGAATTAGTATGAATGATTATCAAAAATTTATTGCAATATCTAGATACGCTAGGTGGATAGATGAAGAGAACAGAAGGGAAACATGGGAAGAAACTGTAGATAGATACGTGTCGTATATGTCACAGAAAGTGAAGGGGCATCTTCCCCTTGTACAAATTAAGGATGCTATAACTAAACTAGAAGTTATGCCTTCCATGAGAGCTTTGATGACTGCAGGGTCTGCACTTGAGAGAGACAATACAGCAGGGTACAACTGTAGCTATCTACCTGTAGATGACCCTAAATCTTTTGATGAAGCTATGTATATTCTTTTATGTGGCACTGGTGTTGGCTTCTCTGTAGAAAGACAGTACGTTAGCAAGCTACCAGACATTCCTGAAGATTTAGAAAATGTAGACACCATCATACACGTTCAAGACAGCAAAGAGGGTTGGGCAAAATCCCTGCGTAAGCTTATAGGACACTTGTACATGGGCGAAGTTCCTATGTGGGATGTGTCAAAGGTAAGACCTGCAGGTTCTAGACTTAAAGTATTTGGTGGCAGAGCCAGTGGTCCTGCTCCTCTTGTAGATTTATTTAACTTTACTGTGTCTTTATTTAAAGATACCAAAGGACGTAAGCTGTCAAGCTACGACTGTCATAATCTTATGTGCAAGGTAGGGGAAGTTGTAGTCTCTGGTGGTGTAAGAAGATCAGCTATGATTAGTTTGTCTAACCTATCTGATGGACGTATGAGACACGCTAAATCAGGACAATGGTGGACAACATCTCCACAGATGGCACTTGCTAACAACTCTGTCTGTTACACAGATAAGCCTGATGGTGAAACATTTTTACGTGAGTGGACATCTCTTGTGGAATCTAAGTCAGGAGAACGTGGTATATTTAATCGTCAATCTGCTATAAAACAAGCGTCAAAGAATGGTCGTAGAAAGTTACATGAGATGTCGTTGCTTGACGATTCAGATTCACAGTATACAATGCACCCACGTAGAGATTCATCATGTTATATTAATTTTGGTACTAACCCTTGTAGTGAAATTATACTGCGTCCTTATCAGTTCTGTAATCTTACAGAGGTTGTAGTAAGAGCCAAAGATAGATTTGATGACTTAAAAAGAAAGGTTATGTTGGCTACCATACTTGGTACAGCACAGTCTACGCTTACAAAGTTTCCGTATCTCCGTAAAGTATGGAAAGATAACACAGAAGAAGAAAGACTTCTTGGTGTGAGCCTTACAGGTATTATGGATAATGAATTAACAAATGGGAGGAAACATGGGCTTAAAGAAACCCTCACTAAACTCAGGGAAGTTGCTGTCGAAACAAACAAAGAGTGGTCAGCTATCTTCGGTATTCCACAAAGCACAGCAATTACGTGTGTCAAACCAAGTGGAACGGTATCGCAACTTGTTGACTCAAGCAGTGGCATACACCCTCGTCATAGCTCTTTTTACATTAGGACTGTGCGTGGTGACAATAAAGATCCTCTCACTCAGTTTATGATGGATAGTCAAATACCTAATGAACCTGACGTTATGAAGCCTGATACACAAACAGTGTTTAGCTTTCCTATGAAGTCACCGAAGAAATCTATTTTAAGAAACGACATGACAGCAATAGAACAGCTAGAGATGTGGCTTATGTATCAGAGACATTGGTGTGAACATAAACCATCTGTTACTATATCAGTGCGTGATGAAGAGTGGATGGAAGTTGGTGCGTTTGTATTCAAACACTTTGATGAAATGTCAGGTGTGTCATTTTTACCACACTCCGATCATACTTACCAACAAGCACCCTATCAGGACTGTACAGAAGAGGTATACAATAATTTTAGCAGTAGATTCAGACATATTGATTGGAATGAGTTTACAAAATACGAGAAGGAAGATCACACTAATTCTTCACAAACCTTTGCTTGTTCTGGTGACAGTTGTGAAATAGTGGATATAGGTGCATAGTATGGGAGCAGTAGTAATATATGCAACACTTCTTCTGAACGGTATGGTCAATGTTATTCAGTACAAAGCCGACACGTTCAAGACATATGAAGAATGTATTTCATATCTACAAAAATACAATCCTCACATTAATAAAACATTAGAGGAACACATATCCAAAAAAGAGAAGGGAGCTACTGTTCTTTTTATTGGATGTTCGGAGAAAAATAAATTTGTTAAAGAAGGAGATTTGACATGAAGCACTTATCCAGAAAAGAACGAGGACTAGGTAAACATGATGCACCACTGAAGATACAATGGATGAAAGGTTACGATGCTTTTGTTTATGGAAAGATTCGCAACCCTTATAGCTCTGACACTATGCTGTACAGAGAATGGGAACGTGGGTTCAATACAGCCTACTATGACAATTTAAGTAGAGGTCGAGATGGAATTAGAAAAAGAAGCAAAGGCTTTCATGGACAAACGAAGCAGAGAACCCAAGACTCTGTTCGAAGTGCTGAAAGAAATAAACCACAAGCTAGAAGAGTATGATAAGCATTTGAGAGAGATTAAAAAGTTAATTAATAAAATTAATCTTCCCCACTAAAAGCTTTTTTCATTTGTTCTTTTATTTCTGAAAGTTTACTTTTCCTTACATTAGTATTGTTAAGTGCTTGTAAAGTATCTTCTATTAATTTTTTAGATAACTCTCCTGTCTTACTGGCAGAATAAAGACCTTCCATTATCAGTTGGTCTATATGAGTATTATTTGTGTAATCAAATCGCATGGCTTTTGTGTCAGAGTTTTTTAACATCCATTCGTACATACCTATTTCTCTATGGGCTTTCGGAATAACCTTATATATATTATACCGTAACTCGTTTTCCGACATGGCATTTCCTGTTACGTCTTTGTAAGTATTATTGTTTCTTAACCCTATAAAAGATGCCTGTACTAGAGCTTTAGTTTTCGTCCTTGCTACAGTTAAACTATATTCTCCACTTTCTATAAGACCATTTAAGTAGTCTTCTGCAAAATCTCTTACTTTAGGTATTTCTCTTTTAAGTAGTTGCATTTCAAACTTCTTTCCCTCCTTTGAAAATTGTCTACTCATTATAGTATAATCTATAAATCCTAAATCCCTAAAAAACTTTTGATCGTCTGTTTCTGCTGTTTCTACTGTTAATCCTATAAACTTTGCTGCAGGGGCTTCTCTTTTTTTTCGTCCCTCTGTTACTACAACTATCTCACCATCTTTTTTTGTTACCCTTTGAAAGTCTTCATCAAAAAGAAACATCTTATTTTCTAATTCTCTTTCTTGCCATATCGATGCATATTTTTTATAAGGTCTGTAAAAATAATTATCTGCGTTTGTAACTGGGTCTAGAGTAAATTCTGGTGCAGTTTCTTTAAAAGTGTCCGTCTTCATACCTGTAGACCTTTGTAGATCAACAAGTTGATTTAGAGTTGTTAGGAACGTTTGAGAATAGTTACCCCAAAAAGTGCTTATCATTCTTCCACTTCTCTCTCCCAACATAAGATCATTTAAACCTTCATCTCCAAGTTCAGCTTGTAAGTTTTGTAGAAAACCTTCAACTCCTGTAACTATATCATTTCCTACACCCATTCTTACAGATGACCCTATGAAAGTTTGCATACCTTCTTTCCATCCTTTGTCTTTTACTATATACTGAAATATTCTGTCATACCCTGCTTCTCTATATGCGGCACGTTGGTCATGTTCACTTAAAGTTTTTACATTATTCTTTTGCACCTCTACATTTCCTGCTTCTCTATATACTCCACAAAGTTCTCCCAAAAACATTATGGGTCTTAAAGGATGCATAGGTGTTAAGTTTATAGTTTTTGTTTCGTCAGTTGGATTAGGAAACATATAGTATTCTGATGGTGCTTTATCGGACATTCTATACTCACATGCTCCTGCAAGAACAGAAAACCCTACTAAATTTTTGGCTATTAATTCTCTGTCGGCTTCTGAAAAAATGTCTTCTCCAGTTCCTAAAGTTTTTACATCTCCTACTTTTTTACCTTCTGGTACTAATCCTGCTTTTTTATCTTGTTTTGTATAATATGTTGATAATTTTTTCCTTCCAAAAGCCCCTCTTAAAAATAACTTTCTTAACATATTTCCTCCTGCAGAAAATCCTCCTGCAGTAAATTGAGCAGACAACTCCATTTGACTTAATATAAATCTTGGAAACGGCAGTATCGCTGTCCCTTTAAAAGGTGTAGCTATAACATTTGCTTTTTTATCTCCTTTTACTAATCCAGAAATACTAGCTCCCAAACTTAATACATTTCCTAGAGGATCTACGTTTACAATAAATTTTTCTAATGCTTTTAAAGCAGCATTATCAGGTGATGCTGAGTAAGTTCCTTTAAGAGCTTTTTCTACAGCTATATCCATTAGCTCTGCTATAGAGGGAGCATCAGCAGGTCTTAAAACCTTTCCTGTCTTACTGGATTTAGAAGCATCATTAAGAATATCAAACATTTCTCCTCGTTCTATTGCTTCTGTAAAGTCTATATTCCATTTATTTCTTAACTGTCTTGAAAGTTCTCCATAGGCGATACTTCTTCTTGTGTGGTGTTCTTGCCACCTGTTCAAAAAGTTTAACCCCCATACCATGTCCTCATAGGTAGTTAAAATTTTATCTGTGGCTGTGGCTGTTCCTGTAACCAGTGCCTTAGTTTTAGAACTAGAATCAAACTCTTGTCCTACCTCTACAAATTTCATATTCCCTGTAGTATCTCCTACCCTTTTTCCGGGAGGAATATTTCCATAAATCTTATCCTTTAACGTGTATTTCTCTGGAATTTTTTTTACTTGTGTTTGTCTTCTTACTCTATTAATATCATTCAATGAATCCATCAACCTATTATAATCGTCCATTCTATTTGCTTCCTGAAAGAAATACTTTAAACTTAGGTCTAAATTCTTTTGTCCTGTATAGTTAAACATGTTCCGTAAAGATGCCGTACTTCCTATCCAGTTGTCCGTCCAAGTTATACCTTTTCCTGTTAGCCTATTTACTAAGTTTGGATTTTTAAGATTTTTAGCATCAGCAAGTTTTAGTGGGGATATACTTCCAAACCCTTTTGCAACTCCCCATGTTTTATTTATAAAGCCTTTTTCATTTTTCATGGCTTGTCCCATTTGATACATCATGGTGTCCACTATATTAGCAACAGCCATTACAGGAGCAGCTCCAATAACACTTTCGAAGTTTCTCACGGCAGTAGGAAATTGTGATACCAATACACCTCTTCTAGCTGACTCAAGACGTATAGAGAAAGTATTTAATTTTTGATAGAAACTTTCTGAACCTATCAAACCTTTCCAATAGGCTTTTTCTTCTAATGCCAATCTAGCTTTTTCTCCACCCCCTTTATTAAAAGTATAAGTTTGCATCCTTTTGCTCATCTGACTTAACTTGTTCATTAATGTAGCAGCTTCAGTTCCAGAAGTTACAACAGCAGTCATATAGTCTTCAAAGCTTAATCCAGATTTTGTTAATTCTTCTAATAGATCCCCAGTATCTAATTTTAAATCATTCTTTAATGTTAGCTCAAATAAATTTTGAGAAAAAGTTTTATCTTTATTAAACTTTACTCCCTTTTCTTGTAGCCTAGTAACCAAAGAAACAAGACCATCTAGCTTTTCAGGTTTTAATATAGGGTTAGTTAAAGTATTTTCGTCAATACTACTAGCAAGTCTTCTAAAAAATAATAGTTCTGGAGCATTTGAATCATCTGTTATGTTTGCAGCAGTCAAAACTCCTTTACCAACTTCTTTAACTTTATCTATGTCTATAACTCTAAAGCCACCCTTTTGTACAGAAATTGAAACAAATTCATCATTTTCATCTCCTACTTTTTTACCTTCTGGTATTCTATTTAATCGTTTATCTTCCTCTGTAAATATTCTACTCTTGGTATATATTTTACCATCAGCATCTTGCCCTCTATTTATTAACAAATTATTTTCAAATTGCTCTATTATATCATTTTTAATCTGTGCATTATTCTTTGCAATTTTAGCATTTTCTTCTACTATCTCATTCTTTACTTGTTGGTTTGCTCCAAGTATTTTATAAAAATCTGGTGCAGACCCTGATATATTGAGTTTCATATTATTATTTTTAGCTACTTCTGCTATTCTAGCTATTTCTTTTTGAGTTTTTATTATTTTGTCGGCTATTAATCTTTTAGTTTCTCCTTTTAGAAGAGAGGTATTATTTGCTAGTCTCTCCATAAATTTAGGATTGTTAATTACCTTTTCTAATTTGGCATCTAAAGCAACACGTTCAATCTCTTTTCCAAAAGCTTTTCTAGACATCACCAACTTTTGTGCTGTGTTTACAGGACTAGCTCCATATACTACTGAAGCTTCAAACGACTCTCCCAAAAAATCTATAGTATCATCAGCCAGTTTTTGTGGGTCAACATCAAAAGCAGAATCGTCTATTACATTTGATTTAGCAGGATATCCAACAGGTATAAAAGGTCTTTGAAGTGTATCTAATGATAACTGCATACCGTATCCTACTATTTCTAGAATATCTCTAAAACCACCTCCATATTTTGCATATGCTTCAGGCAAATCTTCACTTATTAATCTGCTAGTATCATATACTAGGTTAGACCAATATCCAAAAGTAGCTTGATTATTAGCAGCGTTTGTAATTACAGTAGCATTCTTAAAGGCTTGCCCTATCGTTTTAACTTCATTAAAAGGTATTCTACCCTTTTGGTCATTCGTATTATCTTGAAATTTTTGTTTTTCAAAATCGTGTAGTTCATCAAATACATATTTAACAAAAGACACTTTATCATCTTCTGTTCCGTCAGGGTGCATTTTTTCAAATAACTCTGCGAGTTGTTCATTATTTTCAGTTAAGGGGGAAAAAGAATTGAGATACGCTTCGTCTACTTCTGCTGAATCTCTTTTTATATTTCTAAAAAAGGTGAAGTTCTCATCATCTGTCTCTTCAACCTCTGTTTCAACAGGAGGTATTTGAACACCTTGTTTAAAATTATTACTATCTAAATGTGAAGGAATAGTAGGCTTTAGATTATCATCATCGTTTTCAGTTTCTACTTCATCAAAACCATCAAACAAAACGTCATCTTGCGTAGCAGTATTGCCAGTATCCACCGTGTCCACTGACACAGCAGGGTCTAACCCATCAAATAGATCATCGTCTTGTGGTACAATTTGATTTTGAAAATTAGCCATATTATCGTATTACAAAGTCTTTACCAAAAGCACCTGTGTTTAAGAACTGCCCAAACGTAATAAAATTATTATCTCCCATATGCACAGCAAAAGGCTTTTCATTTCTGTCTACAATTATAGCTCCATTTTGAAATGATTTTATATGATTTCCATACGTGTTACCACTAAACATGTTTAAGTCTGCTTTAGAAGATACAAATTGTAAAGTCTCTGCATCTGTTTTTTCTGTAGAATCAAAGGGCAGTTTAAATATTTGTGTATTTTTATCTTGATATGATTCAAAAGTTCTAGTGCCATATGTATTCTCTAAATATGGAATTTCTTTTGTGCCTTGTGTTGTAGCAAAATGATTGGCTGTGGCTAAATAAGTGGAAACATCATTATCTAAAATATTAGTAAATTCATTAACTAATGCAACATTAAAAAGAGCATTTTTAGATTGACTTGGGTAGTTTGCTTCAAAAGCAGGGTCTATAGTTACTGTACCCTGTGAACTATTATATCCAGTAACTCCGTGAATATCCCTTAAAAATTTTGTAGTGGTCAGCAAAGACCTTCTAGTTGCGTTTAAACTTATCTCTGGTCCTTTCTCAAGGAGATCATTCAAATTTATATTTGTATATGTTATTTCTTTAGTATTTGCATCTACACTTTCTATTGATAAACCTGCTTGTTTCCTTTTTTTATTTAGGGGAGTTCCCACAATAAAGTCAATATCATTTCTAGAAAAAAGATTTTTCTTTGCAGCATCTTCATTTTTCTTTTTTATGTTTTCTTGATTTTCCTTTATTCTTGCATCTAGTTTTGCTTTGGTGTCAATACCATGCTTTTTAATTAAATTGTCAGATATAGCTCCTGTAGTATCAAATTTGTCACGCTCTGCAGTAAGCACAATGTCTAGACCCACATAGCTAGTAGGTAGCCCTGCTTTGTTAGATTTTTCTGAAGAAAATAAACCTCGTGCTTTTTCTGTTTCTGTTAAAGACAGACCTATATCTTTCTCTCCAAAATAAGCATCTACAGCTTCAGTCAAGTAATCAAAATTATCTGTCTTTGAACCTAAATAATTATTAAAACCTTCTGTGTCAACCTTATACAACTCACTTAATGGTGTGCCTTTTAAATTAGGATTTTTGTCTCTCTCATTTAGTATTGTTATAAATCTATTTAATCCCGGTTCACCATTTTGAGCAGCAAAATTTAAATAAGGATAATCCTCTGGAGTTATTCTAGTCTGTATAGAAGCTAGGGTATTTTTAATTTTTGCTCTGGCTTCTTTTTTATTTTTATTTTTCTCTAGTAACTCTTTTTGGCTTGTTATTGCTTCAGCATCGTCCATTAATCTTTTTCTTTTTAGATAATCTAACTTTTCAGCTACTACATTCTTTCTATCTTGTGCATATAAATCTGAATATTGTTCCCCTGCACCTCCTGCAATAGCCTTACCTGCAGCTCCAAAAGCTCCTGCCGCACCTAATCCTAAAATTCCTAACAACGGTAATACCATTACATTTCTCTCCTTGCCATTAATCCTGTAGGTTCAGCCTGTGGTTCTTCTTCTACAGGCATGTCTTCCTCAATCTTTGGTTCTTTCATATTTATCTCTTTCATAGCCAATGCTATATCCCCTTCTGTTGCCATAGGTTTTTCTGGGGCTTCAGGTCTTTCTAGTCCAGTCTTATAAGGTACATCATTCTCTTTTGATACTAATGCCAGTAGCTCCACAATAGCAGGTAACGCTAATATGCCTACATCAACACTGTGTACCCCTTCCATAACTGCAGCATTTTGCATGGAGTTTGCAATAGTTGTAAGTGGAAAGCCAAGCTCTACTACTTCAAGAAGTTCTGGAGTAAAGTCAGGATTACGTATTTTCTCTACATAAAAGGGTATAACTTCATCTACTGTTGTGTGTTGAGCAGGTTTTTGCCAAGGTCTATCCCCTAGCTCATGTGTCATTCCTTCGCCGGGAATTGGAGCATCCAGTGTAAGCTGTTTACTAACTACTTGATTCATTATCTAAACTCTCTCTTTTCTCTCTAAATATTTTTGCGTATTGTAAAGCAATATCCATAGGCTGTTCTTCTCTAGGTGTAGCCATAGTTCTCATATAATTACTTTTTGCTAAAAGCCCCTTTGACTTATTTTCTGGCTTCTGCATTTTGTTTGAACCAAGTATTGTAAGAAGCATATCGGCTGTCTTATAAACTTGCTTTGCAGGATTAGTAGGGTTGTACATTAATACCTCTATACTGTTAATGCTATATTAGATGTTGGATTCATAGAGCTAAACAAGAATGTTCCTATGAGTTTACCAAAGCTTGTGGCTGAAGAGTGGTCATTCTTTAACTGCTGTATGTCATAGCTAGAGTCAGCAACTAAATGTGCTTCGGCTAACTTCACAACTCTATCTCTCTCATTCTCTGCACTTGTCCATGCGTACTGCATAGCGTCAGAGTAGTAGCTCCACAGATTATTGTAGGCTGTGTTAGATATGCCAAGCAAGTTCTGTGCATTTATTTCGTTAGCACGATTAACTGCAGCAGTATCAGCTGTAGCTATCTGCCTTCTCCACTGTGCATTGTTCTGGTCAATGACAAGTCTATTGTTTGCATTGAACTGATCTCTTTGATTCTGCACTTCTGTGTTGAACTTTGCTACTGCGTTCTCTTCACCTGCATTGAACTGTGCCTGTGCATTTGCTTGTGCAGCATTGAACTGCGACACTTGTGTATCTAGGTTAGCAAAGAACTGTTTAGTTTGATTCTCACTCGTAGCATTGAATTGTCGTGATGCATTTACGGCAGCTTGATCTGTAAACAAACCCTGTACTCGTTGCTGTGTTCTAAATATCTCTGCCTGTTGTTGGTTCGACAGGTTAGCCATATCTCTCTGCATGAAGTTCTGTGCGTTCATTACGGCTGACTGCTGTTGATTGTTTAGGTTAGCCATGTCTAAATTTGCTAACGCACTTGCTTCTGCCATCACCTTTGCCTGTCTATTGCTCAAGTTGGTAAGATTCATAGTGTTAGCAATACGGCTATTCTCCAGAGCTATCTGTTGTTCTGCAGTAAAGTTCATGTTTGCTACGTCAGCTATGCGAGATGCGTTCTGTACCCTTGCTTGGAAAGCTTGGTCAAACTCCATGCCCATAAATGTAGCACGTTGTTGTGCTGCAAGCATAGCACGTTGCTGTCGGTTTGATAGGTTCTGTGCTTCGAAAGATGCCACTGTCTGTGCATCAGCCTGTGCTATTGGCAACGCAGACTCTAATGCTGCCTGTACCATTGCCTGTCCTGCAATGCTAGATGCTCCCATACCTCTGGCTTGCATCTGTGCCTGAACACCTCTTAATGCTCCTGCTGCCCATGCAGGTGGATTCTTTGCATCGAAGTCTGCTGTGAGTGTAGCTAACTGTCCTTGTACAGTAGCTTTGTCTGTGGGTGTAGCTTCTGCAGCCTGTATCTGTTCTGTAAACTTAGATGCTTTCTCTGCGTTAGCTACAGGCTCAATAAGTTCTCCTGTTTGTATCTCTCTTTGTACAGGATTCTCTAGCTTTATAGCTGTACCTTGTGCAGACGCTAGATCGGATACACTTGACTTGGTAGCTTCTGCTGCAGTTACTTTTGCTCGTGGATCGTTTGGGTCTAATTGAGCAGCTTGAAGTGCGTCTGTTACGGCTGTCACTTTGTCAATGGCAGTGTCAGCTTGCATTGTAGCAGGTTGGTCAGTTGATGGAAAAGGAGAACTTCCCATAGGAGCAACTCTGCCATCTTCTTCAATAAGATTTGCTCTAAACGGATCTCCGAATGGAAACACAGGCTCTTGACTTATAGGTCGGTATGCCCTAGTTGTATCTGCTGTTTTAGCTGTAGCTTGCTGTGTACCAGTTACCTGCCCAGAATCTGTTGGAACAGTTTGTCCTGTATCACCTTGAGGTATACCAAACGGAGTGACCTTTGCACCTGCAGGTACTTTAGGATTTGTAACCATGCTAGATGATATATCACGGATATCTTTCTTTACTGTGCCACCTTCTTGATATTTATTTACGTAACCCCCTGCTACCATCTTACGTGCCAT